AACTTCAATTCAGCTAATGTACAAGCTAATCTTTTTCATATGGTTAGCACTTCTAGGTTCAGTATAATTGAGTCATACACTGCTCCTTGTGAAATGGTATTTAACGAGAATATTATTAAATCAGGCACTTGGTTAGTCAAGCTGCAATTCCACGACGATGAAATATGGGAAGCAGTCATGAACGAAGAATTTAGCGGGGTAAGCATAGGTGCTACTGCTACTGTAGAATACATAGACTCAGAATGAACACGATGCAAGAAAATAAAACTAAACCAAAGAGACGACTTAGTAACATTGATTTCACAAAAACAGGAGCACATCTTGCGCTTTGTAGTAAAGATCAAGGTGCAGCTAATAACTTCAATAAACCTTTAATCATTAAATCAGTAAAATTCTCTGAAGAAATGATTACGAAGATGCAAGAAGTTAGAGTTACATTGGATTTCCCTGATTTTCTTAGAAAATTCTTTGGGATGTACTACGAAGATGCATTAGTTCTAGCTAAGGTTTTAGGTTATGTTGAACCTGATACCTCTGAGTTAGTCGACTACAACGAGTACATTGATTCTAAAGTTCAATCCATCGAAATAATGAAATCTGTGTTGAACGCCACTGATATTTCTAACGTACTCAGTACAGTATCAGCAGAAGAATACTTACAACTACTCAAAGATCAACAAATGCTTGAGGCATTGATTTGCAATCAAGACATCAGTAAAGAATCTAAACCTGTTAAATCAGAGGAAGATACCTCAGTCGCTAGCGAGGTCAAAGGAAGAGGTATACCCTCTGAATATCTAAATAAAGGTAAAGAAATGTCAGATAAAATTCAAATTGAAACAGTAGAAAAAGCTGCTTTTGATAGTCTCAAATCTGAACAGGCAGTGATTCAAAAAGCGCTCAACGAAGCGATTGAAGAATTAGCAGTGTTCAAGGCTAAAGAGCAAGAAAGAGTGTTGCAAGAAAAAACTCAAAAAATGAAAGCTGTGATTGACCAGGAAAGTATCCTGCAACCAATCCTTAAAGCTGCATTGAGTTTATCAGGTGAAGACTTTGAAGCTGTGATTAAGGCAGTACAAGCACTCAAAGATGAATCCAAGAAGGCGGATCTGTTTTTAGAAAAAGGTGCGAATGAACACCAGCCTGAAGGTCAAGAGTTAGACCACGCATCACAAGTCAAAGCGCGAATCCTGAAAAGTCGTGCAAAAACAAAATAAAAAAGGAAAAATAAAATGACTATTTTCGCTACTGACACATTACCCTTGGGTAATCTGGTTAAACACGAATACGAACCCACTCTGAATTACACAAGAGAATCTGTTACTGCTAACGAAGCTACTTTGAAAAGCTATGTTATCGGTACTGCTCTCGGTAAAATCACAGCTAGTGGTAAGTACAAAATTGCAGTTGAAACAGCAGTTGATGGTTCTAAAGACCCCGTTGCTGTTGTGTTGGAAAATAAATCCATCCCGGCTACTACAGATACTAAAGTCCTGGTGATGCTTCGCGGCCCTGCTATATTGTCAAAAAGTGCAGTGTTATTAGATGCTACATATGACAACGGTGTCAAACAAGCTGCTTTTTATGCTTCTTTGGAAGCCAAACAAATGCTCGTAAGTACAGCGGTTTAATAATCACTATATTTACAAAAAAGTCTAAAGGAAAATAAAATGACAACTGCACGTAGTTTTCAAAATCAATTTGAGATGACCGATTACACAGATGTTCTGGTTACTGTACCGAACACTTGGGGTCTGGTGAACTCATTAAACATCTTCGAGAACGAAGGTGTTACTCAGCGCAATATCACAGTCGAGCTGCAAGATCAATCATTGGCTGTCATCCCTGACACCCCTGTCGGTGTTCGTAATAACGTAAACAGAGACGACAACCGTAAAATGGCAGCTTTCATGTTAACACATCACACTCTTGATGATGTTGTTAAACCTGAAGATCTCCAGGGTAGACGAGCATACGGTTCAGCAGACGCTGTAGAAATCGAGGCTAATGTTCTTAATCGTAGAATGAATCGTATTCGTAAAAACCACGCTGTTACTCTAGAAGCAGCACGTTGTTACACTTTGACCACTGGTTTGCAATATAGCCCAGGCGGCACTGTTACTCAGAACTTCTACAGCACTTTTGGTATTACCCGCAAAGAAGTGGACTTCGTGTTCGGTACACCAACTACTGAAATCAACGAGAAAAGTGAAGAAATAATCTCTAGCATTCAAGATGAAGCTAAGACTGGTGACATGGTTGGTGGTATCACTGCGCTTTGCTCACCGACATTCTTTGCTAAACTGATTAAACACGCTAAGGTTGTACAGGCTTATAACACCTACCAATCGTTGCAAGAACCTTTACGTCAACGCCTTGGTGGTGCTGATACGAAGTTCAGAACGTTCTCTCACGGTGGTGTTAAATTCATCGAATATAGAGGTTCTTTTAACGGTGTACCTCTGATTCCTGTTGGTGATGCTTACTTCTTCCCAACTGAAGGTGTAGAGGGTATGTTCAACACGTACTTCGGCCCTGCTAACAAGTTGTCCCTGGTTAATACTATAGGTGAAGAAGCTTACATGTGGTCATACCGTGCCCCGGATGACTCTGGTATCCTGATTCAAACTGAATCGAACTTCTTGAATCTTTTGCGTAAACCGCAGATGATTTGCAGAGGTTTCAGCTCGAACTAATTAAATCGTAAATTAGCTCAAAGCCTACTTAATTGTAGGCTTTTTGTTAAACCTTTGATTTTAAGTACCAAAGGTTTAACAAAAAGAAATGAGGTAAAAATGGCAGTAACTCCACAAATGATACTACAAGTACGATATGAACTCGGAGATATTGATGTTTCTTTCCCTTTGTTAAGTGACACAGAGTACACATATTTTCTGACTAAGAATTCAGAAAACACAGCAAAAACTGTCTTGGATGCCGCTAGAGTGATCCTGTTTAAGCTAAGTATGAGGTCTGAGGATTCCACTGTAGATATTTTCAGTGTAAAAGGATCAAAAGCTGCTGAACAATACCGACAGACTCTGATTTTATTCTTACAAAATCCTAATTTAAACCCGATTAATTCTAATGTTACACCCTACGTTGGTGGAATATCAAAGAGTTCAGTGGTATCAAATGATACTGATATTGATAACAATCTGATACCTGTACCTGTATTTCAGTACTTGACTGAAAAAAATAACACATTTAGTTTTTGAGATTTCTATGAACAAGCACTTGTTGAATAGCATAAAATTCATAGAAAAACACGGTGTTGATCTGACTTATAAAATTAAATCAGGGACATCCGTGTACGACCCAGATACTCTTACTGTAACTACACCATCTACCACTGTACAGTTAAGAATGTACATAAGACATTTAATTGCGAATCATTATAATTACCCCAATCTAGTAGGTAAAGATTCGATAATGTTCTACGTCGCACCAGATCCCAATTACCCATTTTATTCTTGGTTTTTTGACGAGTTAAATAAAGCAAACCCTTCGGATGAAATATACTACAATTCATTAGTATATAACGTAGTGAGTGTACAGAAACACACTGCTGAAGGTGTTGTGGGTTTATATAGGATAGTAGCATCTAGGGGTTAACGTGATAACTGTAGATTCTAAAAAGTGTCTGGTTTCTTTAATTGAAGCCAGGAATACAATAAAGAAGAAGTTAGAAAATGTAGTCAGAGGGTTCGCATATGAAATGGCTTTGACAGCTATCCAGAATACCCCTATTGGTACATTTAATCAAAGATATAAATTAGATTCTAGGGTTAAGTTTTTCAGGGGTGTAGCTAAAGTCGGTGCTGCTAAGGGTGGTTGGACAATAGGCTTTGACAGTACCCCAAACCCAACTTTTGATTATGCTTCAGGTGCTGGTGCTTCCAATATTATATCAAAAATACAGTCCAAAAGTTCAGGGTTAAAATACAATCTAGGTGAAAAAGTATACATAGCTAATTACGTACCCTATCTCACAAAAGAAGGGTTCACATTGAAGAATTTCAGTTCTCTTGAAAACGGATACTCCAAACAAGCACCACAAGGTATTATGATACCTACCTTAACTCAGACAATGGGTGCTTTCAGCGTGAATCTAAAAAAATACTACGAACAAGGTTGAGTATGTCAGAAATACTAAGTACAAAAAAGCATATCCAGAATAGACTACTTAGTTTTATCCCTATGAGTAAACTTGCGTTTCCTAATACAGTATTTAATGCACCATCTACGGAGTATTACAGAGTTCAGTACTTAATATCTACACCGGATGACCCTGTAATGGGTACAGGATACCACAGAGAACAAATTGAACTTCAAGTGTTTGTATGCACTGAAATAGGCAAAGGTGACAACGGGTTAGCTCTAGCTGAAACACTCAGGACGTACTTTCCTAAAGGTTACACTGCTGTTCAAGACGGTTACCAGATACATGTTCTGAGCACCCCAAAGATTCAAGGTTCAATCTTGACAGATGAAAGATTGATAACACCAGTAATGTTCAACTTCTTAACTGAAGTACATTCTTAAAGAATTCCTCCTCCTATAGGAATAATTAGCTAATTAAATAAGGAAATACAATGCCAATTGCAAAAGGTACGGCCAAACAGGTCGGCTATAAAAAAGAAACAAACTGGGGCGTACTTGCAGGTGCTGCATCAGGTAAACTGATTCGCAGAGCCACTGCTGCGTTCAATCTCACTAAAGAAACATACGAGTCTGCCGAGATTCGCACAGATAGACAAGATGCTGATTTCAGACATGGTGTACGAAGTGCCACAGGTTCTATCAATGGTGAATTGTCACCCGGTACTTACTCTGATTTTACTCAGAGCTTGCTATCTAGAGATTACACTGTAGTTACATCAATCACTGCTGCCTCTTTCACAATTGC